TCCTTGAGAGATTCAGTTATGCGTCCACGGAGACTGAGGGTGTTCTTAGTTTGCCTGATCACAATCTGGCTACTATTGAACGTCCGTGGGTGCCTGTTGATGCTCCGGGAGGAAAGCCATTCGAGTCATGTGTCCCGGACGGAGAATACCTTCTTAATCCGTGGGTACGACCGGACGACAGTGAAGTTTACATCCTCTTCAATTCCGACTTGGGGGTGTACCAAGAAGAGGATGACATGCCGGATGGTGTAGGACGTTTTCTTGTGCTCATGCATATTGCGAATTTCGTTCGAAACGTAGTTGGCTGTGTCGGACCCGGAACTCGGCGAGCCATTATGAGAGACAAGAAAACGGGGACCTACGAACGAGCAGTTTCAAGCAGCGGAGAGGCAATGAGAATTCTCCGCAGAGTTTTAGGACGTGAAGAAACCCACACGTTAATTATCCGCCCAAGGTGCGGAACAGGGGGAACGACATGAATACAGTTATAGGTGCACTTATCGCGACCATCATCGCCATGGCAACGGCAGCACTGGCACTCTTGAGTGGACCGGACATCACGTCTTTGAGTGACATCTCCGGTCTCCAGTGGACCATCCTGCTCATTGGTGGCTTGATCACATTTGGTAAAGACTTCCAAGCGATTTCCGCCCGACGTTTGGTGAATAAAGTCACAGGCACGGGTGATGGAGGTATTTAGTATGAACCACGTAACCGTAGGGGTGCGTCAGTTTCAGACGTTCTACCTGCTCGCAATTATGCTCTTGCTGCAAGCATGTGCAGGAGCGAATCCGATTGCGAAGGCAGAAACGACTGAACAGAGAGCGTTCGCAACGTACGGCACGTTCGTGATCATCGAGGAGCAAGCTGCAAAGCTTGTCTCCAGCGGACAGATCTCGGACAGTGCTGTGCGTGCTATCGCACGTGCAGATTCACAAGTGAAGTCAGTGGCAGATTCCCTGCTAGATGCGACGCTCGAATTCACAGTGATTCGGGCCGAGTTTGAAGCTGGCGGAACAGGGGAAGAACAATTTGTCCGGGCCATGAATGAGCTAAACAGTTGGGTCGAACGAGCGAGACCTCTGATCGCTAACTTAATATCTGCTGTGCAAGGAGCTGAGTAATGGGAATTATAGAACTCGCCTTAGTGGCGATAAAAGGTCTGTCCGTGGTTCTGAACAACCCGGCACTCGGCGGAGGCAGCAGTGTAAAACTGCAAGATGCCTCCGAGTTGCTTGCGTTGTTGGGTGAACTGCTGACACGTGGTGACGAAGCTCACGATGAGCTTGTTGCGTTCACGAAGGTGGTCGAAGGTATGGCAGCGGAGGGACGACAGCCTAATAAGGCGGAATGGGACACGCTCCGTGGTCGAAGTGACGCTGCTCATGATGTCATTCAGGCTGCTGCTGCAGCTACCGAAGAAGAAGAGACGGAGCAAGTCTTTCTGGAGGAGTTGACCAAGGCTGAGTTGTTAGAGCTGGCAGCGGAGGAGGACGTCAATGTTCCTTCTTCTGCAACGAAGGCTGAGATCATCCAACTGTTAGAGATTAACGGAGAGGAATAATCCATGGCTGTCTCGATGACATTCGATTCGCTTCAGGAAGATATGCGTAAGTATCTGGAGCGAGGTACTGCTGTCGATCCGACCGTGTTCGAGCAGCTCCCCAGCTTGATTAATCTGGCTGAAAGGGAGCTGGCGAACCGGTTGAAAATCTTAGGATTTGTAAAGGTCGTCACAGATACGTTTGGTGTCGGGCAGTCCGTGGTGCCGAAGCCTAATCGCTGGCGTGACACAATTTCGATTAACTTCGGTGTGGGAGCAACGCAGATTCGAACACCTCTGTTTGCTCGTTCCTACGAGTACATGCGACGTTATTGGCCGGATGAAGATCTCACTGATCAGCCGAAGTTTTATGGCGACTACGATTACTTCAACTGGCTAATAGCGCCGTCAGCTGACCTTGCGTATCCATTTGAAGTTAATTACTGGGAGTTGCCTGCGCTGCTGGACGACACCAATCAAACGAACTGGACAACGGACTTCGCCCCCAACAGTCTGCTTCATGGTGCGCTGCTGCAGGCGACTCCCTTTTTGAAAAACGATGAACGCATCCCTACTTGGGAAGCCATCTACGAAAAAGATGTTGCAATACTCGAGGCGCAGGATGTTAAGCGCATCATCGACAGACAAGTTACGAGGGAGAATGTCTAATGGGTTACACCGACGTCTTTGGTGGAGAAACAATCTTCCCGTCGCAGCTTAGTTATCTCTTAATTACGACTGCTGTCGATATTGAACTGCAGTGGGCGCGTGAACAACAGATTGAAGGGCAGAATGTTGTCGCCGATTTCTTGGATATCGACGCTACGGCTGGTTCGCTTAACATCAGCATGCCGGATGCCCGTAACACTTCCACGGGTAATAAAACCACAGTCAATAACGTGGGCGCTAATGACTTCGACGTACTCGATAACACGGGGGGACCGATTGTAACCGTAGAGCCGGGTAAGCAATGGGTTGTTGTTCTCACTGATAACTCGACTCAAGCTGGCACGTGGTCAACCTTCCAGATGGGCGCTACTGTTTCTACGGCACAAGCTGCCGCACTGGGTGGTGCGGGCATCAAACCTATTTCGAATACGTTGAATCAGAAAATCGATTCCGACATCGAAGGTGTATCACCGATTACCGTTGTCGATGGCGACCGAGCGAAGTGTTTAATCTGGACAGGGGGTGCAGGACAAGCTGATCTGCCTGATCCGGGCGTAGTTATGGACGATTGGTTCTTCATGATCCGTAACTCTGGCACGGGCACACTGACCATTGTTCCTCCGTCAGGAACGATTGACGGTTCTACAGACATAACTATTGAGCCTAGTGGCAGTACGTTCATCTTCACAGATGGCACGGACTTTTTCACCGTCGGACTCACTACTTCTTCAGTCATTGGGTTTGATTTTGTTTCGCTTCCCGTTCCGGGGTCTGGTGACTTTGTCCTCTCTGGGGCGAACGTAGATCGGATCTCGTATCGCTTTACGGGTGCATTGACTGGTGACCGACGCATCGTCGTGCCAAATACCACGCAACAGTACTGGTGTGAAAATCAGACGTCAGGTGCTTTTGCACTGACGATTTCGACACCTGCACAGGTGTCACCTCCGGAACTGGAGCAAGGTCAGACTGCAATCTTCTCTTGTGATGCTGTCAATGTAATTAACGCAGTAAATGCTACGTCCATCTCGCTCCCGCTTTCGGTCGTACAAGGTGGTACTGGGGCAAACAATCCGACGGATGCACGGAATAATTTAGAAGCTGCACACGATGAATTAGAGCTGTTCGCCGGAGATGGTCTGGTTGGTGGTGGCACTCTTCAAGCGGACAGGACATTTCAGGTCGCTCCGGGAGTAGGTGTTGGAGTCAATCCCGATGATGTCTTCCTTGACTACACTACTGTCACAACAGCAGTGCCTGATGCAGCTGACTTCCTAACGTTCCAAGACGTCGATGACTCGGACATCACGAAGAAGGCACTTCTTTCCGACATTGTTGACCCAACACCGCAGCAACTGTTCGACAGTAGTGCCAATGTTCGTGTAAGCGCTGAGCTACTCGGCGTAGCAGAGATACGAAGTGACGGGAATGTAGACTCCGAGATTCGTGCAATCGTTGGAACTTACGCGGATCAAACTGTCCGCTGGGGAGTTGGTCAGCCGACTGCCAGTCCTAATCTAATCATTGAAAACCTCATGAGCGGTGGGGCTATTCAGCTCAGGTCTGGTCCTTCGTCTGCCGTTAGCTTTTTTGTGGGGGGTGGAACATTACGAGCAAGTGCCGCATTGGCAGCGCAGTTTGATCTGTTTGCTGATGGCGCTACTGAAACTGAGTTCCAAGCAATTCAGCTCAAAGACTCTGGCGGCAATATAAAAGGCGACTGGGGTTGGACAAACACTGAAGCAATCATGCACCTGACCAACCAGATCAATGGTCAGAACACTGAACTTAGAGGATTCGATGCTGGAGGCAATCCTCGCATATTTCTAGAGATGAATCCGGACAACGACGTCGCTATTTACGATGATGGTGTTGAAGTTCTTCGGACACGAACTCCTGCACAGGGTGGCGCTCAGGCTAATAACCTGAACACCGGAGTAGGATTCGAGAGAGTACTGACCACGTCGGATCTCGGTGGTGGTGGAGCCGCGTACCGAGGAGTCAAAGCATTCAGGACTGCAGGTTTCAGTTGGCCGAGGGACGACACTCCGAACAATAACTTCACGGGACCGACTCAGGCAGCGACCGCAGTTCCGTATGACAATGAGATATTTGACACTGACGGTATCCACACTACCGGAGGTCTCAACACTCGCTTCACTCCTCCAGTAGGAGTTACTAAGATTAAGATCAGAGCTGCTTTCCGAATGCAAGGTCTGTTAGGTGCTGGCGTCGGTCTCAAGCATGTACTCATAAGAAGGAATGGAAGTGCGGTCCTTACTGTTGATAACGGTTATTTGAATTGGATTCCACTTGGGACTCAACCTGAACCAGCTGGAACAGGAAGTCAGTGGGGTTGGACAGGAATTGATACCGGCATCATCGAAGTTAACAATCCCGGCACTGATTATTACGAAGCTTACATACTAACTCAGGCTGGCAACGCGACGACAATAACGCGGGGTGCGTGGTTTGAATTGGAGATCGTAGAATGAGCACAGTAACTTTACCCGTGGGCGGAAACTTTTTCGCGTTCGATGATTTCGTAGGGAACAGAGGTGCAGGATTCAGCTTCGATGAAATTACTATGGAGTATGAATCAGGTGTCGCTCAAGCTGCGCTCGACGCGGCACTGATTAACTACGTCGCTGATCAGGCAACCATCGATGCCGACTTTGCAGACGACGAAAAAGATCGCCGAGATGACGAGGAGAAAGATAGGTTCGATGAGAAAGACGATCTCACTGCGCTCATCAAGGAGATGGTTGATCAACTCAATGTGCTGCGAGCACTGCACGCTTTGCCAGATCTAAACTTCGGTACGGTGAACGCGAGCATCAGGAGCAGAATCGGTCAACCCTAATGGCTGAGCAACCTGCACTCCTCGTCTCGACACCCGGTATCAAACGGGACAGTACTCGTTTCGACAGCGAGCACTACATCGACGGTCGGTGGTGTAGGTTTCAACGTGGCAAGCCGAAAAAGATTGGGGGCTACCAGCAGGTGACTGACACCGTGCCGGAGATTACCCGCGGCATGACCAGTTTCTCCGAGAACAACGTCCAGTTCCTGCATCTGGGTCATCCAATGACACTTGGGCAATACCAAGTTTCGAACGGTACGCTAAGTATTTTCGCCGACCGCACGCCGAATCCCTTCAATGACGACATCAACAATCTGTGGCAGTTCGATGTCTTCGCCGATACGGGAGGTACAGGTAATCATATTCTCGTTGCACACGCAGCTCCCAACGCAGTTGAGATCGATAACTCAATTGGTGGTGATATCTACATTGACACCATGACTGCAACTACGCCGCTTTCAACAGCTGGCTTACATGCTGATTGGAATGCTAATGAAGGACCTGTGAGTGGGGGGATTGTTGTCAGCGGTGTGTACATGTTCGCATATGGTAGCAAGGGACTTATCCTTCAGTCTCAGGCCAATAATGTGACGGATCAGCCTGTCGCATTTAATCTTGGTGTACAGAAGATTATTAAGGGACTCCCTCTTCGAGGTGCAGGTCAGGGTCCTGCTGCTTTGTTCTGGTCTCTTGATTCGCTCATCCGAGCAACGTTCGTACCGGGTGGTGGACCGAACTTTGCCTTCGACATCGTTGCCAGAGGTATCACGGTTCTGAGTTCGCAGGGCATCCTCGAAATGGACGGCATTTACTATTGGCCCGGTGTTGATCGTTGGTTGCTGTTCAATGGTGTTGTGCGAGAGATGCCCAACGATATGAACCAGAACTTTTTCTTTGACAACCTCAACTTCTCGCATCGGAACAAAGTTTTCGGTATCAAAGTACCACGCTACGGTGAGCTTTGGTGGTGCTATCCACGTGGCAATGCAACCGAGTGTACTCACGCAGTGATCTTCAATGCACGCGAAGGGTACTGGTACGACACACCGTTACCTGACTCTGACGATACCAATCAGGGACGCACATCAGGTGTCTTTGCGGACGTGTATCAGTTCCCGTTCATGGTAGATAACGATAAGACTTTTAACGGTCGTACTCTTTGGCAGCACGAGACAGCGTTCGACAAAATTCGCACGTCACAGATCAGTGCTGTGCAGTCGTTCTATGAGACGCACGAGATGTCGTTGCTCGACACTGGGCAAAGTACTCAGTCAGTTCGGTGTGCTCGAATTGAGCCTGACTTTGTGCAGATAGGTGACATGACTGTGACCCTGAAGGGACGTGCCAATGCAAAAGCTGATGTGACGGAGGCAGGTACCCGGACCATATTCGAAACACCTTCTACACCCGACGAAGAAACTGTGAAGTTCAAAGACGTGCGCCGGTTGATGAGCTTCAGGTTCGAATCTAATGTGCGTGGAGGGAATTACGAACTGGGTAAGACCTTTGCACACATCGAGCCTGCAGACGGAAGGGTTGAGACATGACCATCATCAATCCTGTCGGTTTTAAAGACGTAATCGAGTGGGCGGATTTCATGGCAGGGCAACTGGGATTCTTCACTGATCCCGTGTCTGGGACAGACGATCAGTTCGAACGGTTGGACGACCCAGAAGAGTGGCAGCAGTGGGCATCAGGAGTGTTCGGCGGAGTAGATCCACTGGGACAGGACGTACCTGATCCTTTTGCGTACGATGACTGGCGCGAGTGGGCAGAGAGAATGTTTTCAACTACAAATTTTACAGGATAGAGCAATGCCATTACATAAAGGTCCAATGGAAAAAGGTAAGGAACTCGTGGGTCAAGGTCGTAATCTTGCGGCTGTGTCACGAGGTGAGTCCTTTTCGAGCTTGCTCGACACCAATCAGGACAAACTCCGCGCTTCGGCTGAAGGAGCCCGACGTCTTATGGCAGGGACACAGATGCAGAACAAAGCTCAGAGACAGCAGCAGGCTGCGACGACGTTGCAGCCCAAAGGTGGTCTGGCTCAGCTGATGGCTCAACAGGGCGCATCGAAATCCATGGTCAAGCAGGTGCAGAAAATCGAGGACACACCGGGTGGCAAGGAGTTGCTCTACACGCAGGCAGCTCAGGAGCTGATGAAGGCGCAGGGTGTGCCCCAGAAAGATATCAAGAAGGTACGTCTCTACAAATTCGGTGGTGCGGTCGAACGTGCCTATGCCAAGGGAGGCAAGGTCAAGGCTGCAGCAGCGAGGGCGCGACAAGCAGGACGTGGCGAAGACGAGATGCTGGTCCACATGACTGAGGAAGAGCTGGGAATTATCAAAGGCATGTGGGGCGAACCTGATACCAACCCGAACACTGGACTACCTGAGTACGGATTCTTCAGCAAGATCTGGAAGGGCATCAAGAAAGTGGTGAAGAAGGTTGTTTCCTCGAAGATCTTTCAGGTCCTCGCACCTATTGCACTGTCGATTTTTGTACCGGGTCTTGGTGCTTTCATCGGAGGTGCATTGGCACCGGGTGTAGGGGCAGCAGCGCAAGGCGTCATTGGTAACGCTCTGGTTCGAGGTGGGTTGAGTGCAGCCGGTGGTGGTGACTTCATGACCGGTGCAATTTCCGGAGCTGTCGCTGGAGGGCTTGGAGATATTGCTGGTGATTATGTCGGGAAGGTTGCTGGTGACGCCTTAAGCGAACGGACCGCAGACATTGTCGGTGCCAGTCTGGCGAGTGGCGCAGGTGCCGAACTGACTGGTGGTGAGTTCGTTGAAGGTGCCCTTATGGGTGCTACCGGGGAGATGATGCGTCCGACCATGGAAGGCATCACTGAGAAAGGGCGCGATGTCTTAGGATTGGCAGAACCTCAGGCAGGCGAGGTCTTAGCTCGACGTGCGACCGACACCGAATCCATCCTGTCAGGTGAAGCGATGTACGACCCTGTTACGGGTGCCTACGTCCAACCTGAAGATGTCACTCCTGAAATGATGGCAGCAAACCAAGCTGGGTTGCCGGGAGGTCCCGTTGGTGGTGGAGGTAAACCTGCAACGCAAGTTGCTACGCCAGCAACTGGTGCCCAAGCTGGCACAGGACCGGGGATGCTAGAGAAATATGCGCTGCCTGCAATCATGGCTGCTGGTGCAATGGGTGGTGGCGAGTACGAAGAAGGTCCACCTCCTGAGCTGCCACCGGGCTTTGATGAGCCCTTGCCGCTTTACGAAATGAATCGGCAGTTCCAAGGCATGGACCCCGGTGCGTACTACACCTACGGACAGGCCGGGGCACCTCAGTCTGGACAGCACTTGTTCATGGACCCGCAGCCATTCGCTGGAGTACCCACCGACCCGACAACTCCAACTCCGGGAGCGGGGGGCGACATGCAAGCTATGATTGCAGCTGGTCAGCCGGTGCCTGCCAACATGGTCGGTGTCGCTGGAACAGGAGCTTTGACCGCAGCTGGTTATACGCAAGACCCCAACACGGGCGACTGGACTCCGCCGCAGCTGGGAGCGGCCTTGCCGCAGGCTCGTGGTGGCTATCAGCGTGGAGGTGAGTTTGACTACTGGTCGCAAAATGCAGACGTTCCACGTGCAGCTCCCTCAGTCGCCGCTACTGGACGTTATGTTAAGGGGCAGGGCACTGGTAGGTCCGATGACATCCCCGCTCGACTGAGCGACGGAGAGTACGTCATGGACGCAGAATCGGTCGCACTCTTGGGTGACGGATCAGGCAGTGCGGGCGCTCGCCGACTTGATGAGATGCGCCAGAATCTTCGTAAGCATAAAGCGACCAACCTGAAGAAGGGTGGCTTCAGTCACAAGGCGAAGGCACCGCACCAGTACATGGCACGAGGCGGGATGGCAAAACTCCGTCGAGCGATGACCGCGGCAGGGAGAGTATAAATGGGCGCGAACTTAGACTTCCTTTTTGAAGGAAAACCTCCACAGTCGGTCACAACTTACGGGCAGACTGTAGAAGGTACTCCGAAATGGATGTCGGACTACACGCAGGGACTGATCGCACGAGCGAATGCTGCGGCAGCTGAGCCCTACATCCCATACGGTGGACCGAGGATTGCTGGCTTCACGGAGGAACAAGAAGCCGGGTTCGGGCTCGCTGAGCAGAATATTGGTGCGTGGCAACCGTACCAAGAAGCCGGAGCCCAAGGCTACATGGGTGGCTTAGATGTAGCTTCAGGTATGCGAGAGAGAGCGCAGCCGTACATCGATCAGGCAACTGGGAAGTGGACCGATCCCGGCGTCGTCGAAGATTACATGAACCCGTACATCGGTAACGTGCTCGACCGGCAGGAACAACTTGCTACTCGTACTCTTGAGGAGAAATTCCTTCCCGGCTTGCAGGGTGCATTCGCAGGCGCAGGGCAGCTGGGTTCACGAGGTGGCACTGGCTCGATGGAAGACATCGGTGTGCAGGGTATGAGGGATATTCAAGAGGGACTCGAAGCGCAACGTCTTGAAGCACTCTCTGGAGCCTACGGTCAGGCAGCTGACATTCGCGGGCAGGACATTACGAGTGCACGAGAACTGGCACGTGTATCAGGTGCCCTCGACGAAGCTCAGGCTGCTGCAATGTATGGCGGGGCTGAGGGACTGGGTCGTATGGGTGCAGAAGCTCAGCGAATGGGTGCCCTCGATGCTGCAACACTCGAAGCTATCGGTGCGCAACGGCGAGGCCTTGAGCAGGGAAGTATGGACCTCGCGTATCAGGATTTCTTGGAGCAACGTGAGCTGCCATGGCAACGTCTGGGACAAATGTCAGAACTCATTCGCGGCTTGCCGCCATCGTTTGTGCCGAGAGTACAGACGCGTACTGATGTTGGACCGGCATCGGTTTACCAGCCATCACCGTTGTCACAACTTGTCGGTGGCTACGGTGTGTACCGAGGACTGACGGGTGATGCTGAAGGTGGCTACGTTGATCCTGAAGAATACGCAATAGGAGGTCTTGCCTCAGCGGCATGGAAGAAGATGTACGGCTTGGGAAAAGCGGCTGGGGCGGACTGACTCGCTGGGCGAAGTCACTCCGTCCCGACCCAAGTGAAAGTATCGGTACCATCCTTGGTCATAGATTGATCCAACCGGACTCCGATGAAGGCGAAGAGCGCGAGTTGAAATGGAAACAGGATTGACACATGCGGGCTGAAGTAGAACAGGCATACGACGAAGGAGGAGACGTACGTCCCGGCGGAAGCCGTCTCAAGTCATACGAGGAAATGAAACGGAGAGTCGTTGGTCGCGTCTCCACTCCCGACGGGGGCACTGCGATGGCTGTGATGACTCCAGACGGAGAAGTGCGTTACGTCAACGAAGAACCGACACCGATGTCAAAGTGGGAATTGTATCGTGGAGCACGGAGAAAAACGGACCCAGAAGTTTTAGAAGCGGAAGCAATTGAGAGATCGTTCGACGCAGGTGGAGAGGGTGGTCGCATCGAAGTGTATTCAGGTGGCGCAATGGAGTGGGTGCCCAACGGTCCCGGTGGAGTACCGCAGCCTACGACAGGGGATGTTTTTTATGACCCTATTGCAGAAGAGCAGCAGGAGATGGAGCGTTCAGCAAAGATGCAAAAAATATTAAACCAGCTTGGTGAGAGCGCACCGAGGGATAGATTCTCACTGGAAAAACTGAAGAAAATGAGACAGATCTACTCTGGTATGGAACCTAGAAAATTTGCACGAGGTGGAGTGGTGAAAAAATTTCAAGCTGGTGGATTGGCGGCAGTAAATTTGGATGAAGATGAAGAAGAAGGAGGCTTCTTCGATGTCTCGCAGGCGACAGGTGTCGATGAGATTCTCGCTTCGGTGACTCCGAGCCCTGCCCCCGACCTGCAGAAGATGGCGAGGATGAATCGTGACACAGCCCTTCAGCAGTTGCGAGCGGGACAGAGTGAATTCGAACAACGTCAAGCCAGACAACAAAAACAAGCTGAACAGGACAGGTGGTTCGCGCTCGCTCAAGGTATGTTGGCACCGACACAGACAGGTGGGTTCGGTGAGAACATCGGCATGGCTGCAGGTGCATTGCGAGAACAGTCAGCACAGCAGGCACTGATCGAAGAGAAGCAGGCGCTTCAACACCAAAAGTTTGCTGAAAGAGAACACGAGATTGCCAGTGACTATTACGATGCGTTGGAGAACTTGTCGGGTTTCAAGAGCACCAGTCGTGCACGTGTTGTCGGCACGCAGACTGTTATCGCTCCGGATCAGCTGCAGGCTGTCAAAGACGGCACGATCAAGGAAGCAGACGCGGAAAGAAATATCATAAGCATCATCATGCAGCCTGATGGCACCACCATCAGTCGTGTTGAGCGTGATGCGGCTACAGGTGAGCCTTACCGGATTGTTGATCCGGGGAAAGTTCCTGCTCAAGCAGCTGCTCAGAAAGCAGCAACCGTGACGGCAGGGAAAGCCATGGAAAATATGATTGCCCAAGCAAAAATGGGTGTAGAAGCTATCCCTTCAGTGAACAGGTTGCAACGAGCGTACGGACTCTTGACGACTCTGCGTGAAGACACGAGTGGCTTGAGTGAAAAAATCCGTGAGGTTGCACAGTGGGCTGGCATCAGCGAGGTCATCGATGACAACACTACCCTTTCTGTATTACACGGAATGTTTGGTAGGCAAGTGCTATCTGACATACGAGTTCTGACAGGTAACAAAACTGATTACGAGTTCAAAAAAGTTTCGGACATGAACGCTATTCTCGGCAAAGACACTGAGGCGAATCTCGGTCTCCTCGATGAGCAGATGAACGTGTTAGACGAGATTATCACCAGAGGTGAGTACGCTGCGCAGGAACTTACGGAAGGTCCGGGTACCGAAGAGAAGTCTTTCTGGCAAGATCAATACCTGCGCTTCCGTAAGCAGCAAGCTGAAGCAGCAATGGAGTACGACGCAGCGACGCGCACTGCACCTCCGTTGAAAGAAGAGCAACTGATCAAGCTGTTTCAAGGGGCTGCAGATAATCCCGACGAACAGGCATACCTGATCGAAGCGTTCGAAGAACACTACGATCTGACCGACGAGGTCAGACTGGCGCTGCGTGAACTGGGAGCGAATCTCTAATGGCGACAACAGAAGAGCAACTACTTCAACAGCTCGCCCAGCTGGAGGAGAACGAGGCTCGCATCGATGAGCCCATCATGACAGGTCCGGTCGAACCTCTGGAAGGTATGCCTCTGGAAGGTATGCCTCCTGAGGGAGCACTTGGGCAACGAGCAGACATCGCAGCTGGGCAGCAACCCGGAGATGTCGAGGCTCTTCTCGAAGCGACAGGTTCCCCTGCAGCTGGTGCCGGACCAATCCTCCCGGAACGAGGGATGAATAGGGTAAATCCTTTCGCGCCCGGTCCAGATGAAGGACCACAGAGAAAGAATCCGTTCGCGCCCCGTGGTGCGAAGGAAGAACCCGACATTGAATTCCCAACGGACTTCCCCATGGAACGGGGCACGTCACGTGCATCGTTACAGTTACCTGAATTGTTTTCGCAAATCGGTGCGAAACATTTCTTCCCTGAGGATTACCCGAAGTGGGCACAAGCGGCAATGACGGCATCAATGATGACAGCGACTGATCCGAATGAGATCGCAGAGATGTTTACGCAGGAGGTCGAGTACGAGGACCCCACCACGGGTGAGATTAAAACGTCACAGATGTTTCCCAACATTGGTCTTCAACAAGCTCCTGATGGCACATTGATTTTGAACAACACAAAGACAGGTGCACGGGCCATTATTAATCGTCCGGGTATCAGTTCTTTTGATGCGATGCAGATGGGAGTTATCGGTGCTGCGTACACACCTGTTGGTCGTTACGCCACAGTGGCATCGGCACCGATGCGTGCGGCTGCTGTTAAAGCAGCTAAAGATGTTGGTAGCGACACAGCAAGACGATTGGCAGTCAGACAGGCCAGAAAGGCAAGCGCAAAGGCAATGATGGCGGGATCAGCTGTAACTGAAACAGGATTGCAAACTGGGCAGGTAGCTGCCGGTGGTGAGTTCAACACTGCTGACGTTGTAGTGAGCACTGCGTTCGGTGTCGTGCCTGATTATGTATTCGATCCTCTGGCAAGGACGATGACGAAGATACCCAGCTATCTCGCAGATAAAACCAAGGATGTCGTTCCCGCAAATGTTCGGCAAGCCATCAACTATGCGAAGGAGACTGGTAAACGGATCATGACCACTGATGCAGTGGCTGAGCGCATGACACCTGCCAAGATGATCTTCAAAGCAATCGTCGAACGTATTCCTATCGCAGGTACTGGTGCGCAACGTAGAGAGATGGCACGTCAGCGCGTCGATGCACTAACAGAGTTAGCTGCCAAGTACGGCATCGATGTCGAGACGGATTACGGCACGCGAGTGATGGAAAGTTTCGTCAAGCGCATGATGAATCAACGTTTCTGGGGTAAGCAGGAGTGGGTCCACCCAGAAAATATTCCGATCTTTGGAAAGGGCTCGAAGACGGTACCGAAGGCAGCACAAGAGATGATCGAGGCTGCGTGGGTCAAAGAGGCGGATGATATCTCTGAAGGTGTCTTGAAAGAGGCAATCAAGAATAACCAGCTCGATGACGTCATCGTCGATAAGGTAATGGATACAGGCAGACCCAAACTGCTCACCGACTTGTTTGATAGGCTAACGCCAGAAGGACAAGCCACTGCACGCAAACGGTTCCTACTGCGAGGTCTGGAAGAATCAACTTGGACACCGGAAGCTCCCAGCGTTGCAGACCCAGCGAAGTTCATGAAGTGGCTCGATAAGCCGGGTAATCGTAGGGTCATTAACGAATGGTTCACTCCAGAAGATCAGGAAGTAGTTAAGGGTGTACGTGAGTACCTGCGGATAACAGCCAGTGCGCAATCAGCAGGTAAGGGCGCAGGCATGGTTGCTGCCGGTGCCACTGCAGGTGGTGCCGCAGGTGCTGGAATCATATTCGGCATCTTGGATTCAGTAGTTGGTATTTCTGCACTTACAGGTACGGCAGGGCGGCTCTATCAGAATACCTTCCGTAATTTCTTCCTGAGAATGGCACACACCGAAGGTGATGAAGCAGCGACTGCTGCCATCATGAGGGAGATGAGACCTTTCATACAAGCAGGTATGAACCAGTGGAAGCAAGATAACTATTACTTCCCAGAGGTGAACATCACAGCAGAGTCGCTCAAAGAAGGTGGTGAGAATCTGCTGATGAATCTGGAAGATACGGCAAAGGGTGCTGTCGGTGACATCGGGCAGCTCCCGGACAAACTCGTGAACTTTATGAAGGGTGAGTAATGCCAGCACGACGACTGACAAACGGGAAGAGGAAATTTGTACGTAACAGTGCAGGTCACCTGCTGGCTGAGCAACACCGTCTGTTTCTCCCTGATCACCTCGATCAGGTGCGTGCGATTGCAATGCGAGGTATCAGTGAAGAACAGATGTCAGAGATTTTTGACATCAGTCGCAAGCAGCTGGGCAAGTGGAAAGCACAGTACCCGTTGTTCAAAGAAGCGCTTGAAGCAGGTTACACCGACGCTGATACTGCAGTGCTGGGTGCGTTGTACCAAAGTGCTATCGGTTACACGCACGACGAAGAGAAAATTTTTCAGTGGGACGGAGAAATCGTCCGTGCTGAAACGATCAAACATTACAAGCCAGATGTTGCAGCCATCAAATTGTGGCTGACCAACCGGCAGAAAGAAAACTGGAAGGATCGTCATCACACGAACGTGTCTGGTAAGGATGACGGTTCACCCATAGGTATTCGTGACGAGACGAAGATGGAGGTTATATCCAGCATCTTGTCACTGATCAAACCGAAACCAGATAACGTGACCATCGACGGTCGCACTGGGGAAGTGGAGGAGTAGCATGCCATCGAAGACGCCTAAGCAGGCAAAACTTATGCGAGCCATTGCACACGGGTGGACACCAAGTCGGATGAAGAGTCCACCGTCACGTGCAGTAGCACAAGAGTTCGTTGAAGCTGACAAGAAATATTCCGGTGGCTTTGCCGAGAACCGATATGCCAAAGGTGGTCTTTCCGCTATGAACGAAGTGGACTCTGGCAGTGAACGACAGAGACCTCTTAACCAGCTTCACTTCCAACGAGGAGGTCGTCGTGGCGGACGAAGAACGAATGGCGGAGGAGGAACATCTACAACGACGTACTCACCTCCTCCAGCTCCTGAAGCTCCTACTTTTCCTTGGGGGAGTGAGGCTGGTACAACTCAAGAAATGCTTGACCGAATGGGGTATAGCGGTCCTATGGGGTACATCGGTGTCGTCTCTGGGTTACGACAAGCAGGGTGGACTCCGGCTCCCGGAGGTGACCCCGAGGATTTGAGAAACAGAATGTGGTATCCACCTGAGCAAACGCTCACAGGAGAAGGTGGTCCCGGTGGACCCAGTGGACCTCCACCGAGAATTATCCCGACGGAGCCTGCAAGTTATGTTGGGGCATCCGCTGAAGAGCAAGCAGCACTGAAAGAAAGCTCATACCGAGATAAATTACGCGCACATCAGGGAAAAATTGATGAAATATTTGGCGGTGCCGAAGGAGGTCACGTGAATTACTATCAAGGTGGTGGCGAAGTTCGCCCCGGTCATGCAGAGGGAGCAAACCCTCACGATCCAGCAGCGGACCCGGCAGCATACAAGTATTGGGAGACGAGGTTTCACAAAGATCCTCCCCCTCCGCCCGAACCTGCAGCAGTGGAAGAAGAGGATGGAGGGATGTTGGCGTGGTTACGAGGTATGTTCATTGATGATCCCGAGACAGCCAACGTGGAGAAGGCCGAGGAGTATCTTGAATCAATAGATCAAGCCCGAGGTGGTCGTGTCGGTTATCAACTTGGTGGTCTTGCGATAGCTGCACCGGCTGGAGGTGTGCCACCGTGGATATCACCTACTGGAACCGGTCCCGAATACATGGAGGAGCCTCAGGGATATCAGTTCGGTGGAATTGCCGATAGGTTTAATCCACCTGCACCTGCAGCAGCACCTGTAGGTATGGCTGCACCTCAGGCAGGCATCCCAAATCGTGCCCAGCAGGCACGAGGACGTCTTGGTCCTTCGCGTGGTGGAAGGTTCGGTCGTGGCAGACCTCAAGGTGGCTTAGCTCAGGTGGGGGGTTTACCTCCGGGTATTGATCCCCGAGCAGTCGCAGCAAATCCAGAAGGATATCGTGCGCAGGTAGAAGCTCAGCGAGCAGGTGCACAACGAGGGTTCCAAGGCATGGCGGCACGAGGTGAAATGGGACCGGGAACTTCTCGACAATACAGGATGTCAGCGGATGAATATCGTGGGGCAACAGACGCTCAACGACGCGCAGCCGAGATGATGGGTGGACCGGGAGGTGGAAGTATGCAGGGAGCAATCATGGCACCGAGAAGCCCGGAAGAAGCAGAGTGGCAACGAAGGAATTACGGTCCTAATGAGATGGATAAACGCATCATGGGATTGCGACGAGGTATGGGAAGAGATCCAAATCCAATGCCGGGAGGTGGGGGGTTCGGTGACTACGATCCAAGAATCAGGACCGGACCTAGTCCCAACATAGGTCGTCCCGGATGGGACCCGATTGGTGACATGGGACCAATCACTGGGGGTGGTGGAGGCATTCCTCCGTGGAAACGTCCGCCGGGTGGCAGGCGTGCACCTCCGCCGGGGAAATACCCGATGGGGGATGAACGTGGACCGGGGATTCCCGGTGGACCTATGGTGCCGCCGAATCAGCGAGGTTACCTGCAACGACAGCGAATGATGAATCGTCCGCCTAGCGGACCTGTCGGTGGTGGCGGAGGAAATCGGGTAGGGATGGCGGACCAACAAGGCGCACTTTCGCGGGCGATGCAGAGAGGGACGGGTCGTGCACCACCGTCACGCCGGTTTGGGCGCGGGCGTGCAGGTGCGGGTCGCGGATTCCAGCAGCCCTAGCTCCGCAGCCTCGAATACATTCACCGTCGGTGTCCCAGAGATGAAATAGCCAGTCATTCTTGCAGTGGATGTTCATCGGACTCTCCCTCTATCCGGAGGAAAGCGTTCGGGTGATAAGCCATGATGTCCCGGTGCAGTTCGCGAATCTTATCACGTACTTCTTCTCGATCATCAACTACGATGGCAGGATCGTAGTGACGTACCCACTGGACCACTAAATCCGGGCCTTTGATCTTGGTCATGTGGGGCTCGCGCTGGATTAATTCGACGTGACTTAACAGGTCGTGCGCTTCGAGCCACTGTCGTTCGTGGTTGTATTTGTTGACGAAGCGAGTGCTGTAAATAATGGGACGCATCCCGTCACGGATGTACTCGTGCACAAGGTCCATGATGTGCTGCCGGGGAGGGTCATGCAGGAGTCCCTTGTAGTAGGTCTTCCACGCTTCCCGATCACGTCCCTTATATTTTTCTTCGTTCGCCAGAAGGATGGCTAAGCGGTCGGTGTGATCGCTCAGCGTCCCCTCCAGATCGATCATGATCACCTGCGTCTCTTGATCTTCTTCTTTCGCTTCTTCTTTGTCGGGTTGAACTTCAACAGCTGCTTGCGCATTTCACTGATAAACTCAATGAGCATCTCGCGGTCGCCCTGATTCGTCAGGCTCACGTCGAAGTGACCCTTCAGCTTGCGCCCCTCAACCTCAAGGGTGCCTTTGCGGTGCTGCTTCAAAAATGCCATGTCTTATTTCCTTTTTTTACGACGCAGGTAGGCTGCTCTGAAACGACATTCGTCAGAACAAAAGGTTGTGATGGCAAGGCCTTCAAACCTCTTGCCACACTCCGAGTTAGCGCACGTTTTCCTGTGACGTTTACGCATCATCGCCAGTTGTGCGCCGATGCTGTCAGTAGGGGCTCTTACCGCCATGGTCTTTCTCCGGTGAGTTTCAAGGGTTCCAGTATACACAGATCCGCTCTCGTGTAAAGGGAGCTACGTCTCACTTCCACGGGTCATGTTTTCAGCCTCAATAGCGTGCTTTTTCAGGGCTTTGGCGAGCTTTCTTGCGGCTTTTGGTGGGTAGCCGACCAGATTCGTTTTCTCTGAGAAAATAAGAAGAACGTTGCCGTTCTCTACACCAATGGATGTTTTGAATCCCTCGTCCTCGGTTGATTTTTTGTCAGTCATATTGTCTCCCCACTGGACCTCGTGGTAGCTCATCTTCAACTACCGGGAATAAATACAGGAAGTTACCGTCGCCCTCAACTTCAACACGGATAGCCATCGCTGCAACCTGCACTGCTTCACGTAACACCTCCTGCACGCTGGTACCAAGCTTGCGGTCGTGTTGGATCATAGCTTGCGCCAGCTCACCTACCTCTTCCATCAACGCAGCAAGTTTGTGCGTGTTCTCAGGGAATGCTTCGCGTGCAGCAACTAACTCATCAGTGATCATCTTCATGACCAGACCGTCGGGACTGGTCCAACGTTCTTGGGCCTGTTCGTTAGGTGTTGGACACTGGCAGAGGCTGAGGTCACTGCCACATTCCGTGCAGCACACTTTGTTATGTTTGTCTCGGTAGGTACAGGTTCGTTCTGTCATCGTGGGTACTCCGCAAATAGTCTGAAGTTAGCATCTGTTTTGAGTGCAGTGTTTAGTATTTTGGCTGCTTCTTTAGGTGCACTGCGGTGCATTATCTGCCATGCCATTTGGATCAGGGTGTCATGCGTCGCGCCATTAAAATACTCCGCATCTTTGCCGTGAACAATATAAATCGCACCCGGTGTCTCAGCAATGATCCAGACGACGCCACCATACTCTACGTTATTTCTAATCCACTTCAGCTGGGATTTGTGCAGCCCTTTCTCTTCATCAGCGAAGGGTACTTTCGCTGGACGGTCGTTGGCTTTGAGTTCTAATGTACCGCACCCCTTCTCTCCGATTTGGTAGTGAACGTCAGGAAATCCCGGCGCAGTATCTGGAGATTCGATTCTGGAGTAATGCCCCAGAGGCAGAACAACATCTCTCAGCCAGTCCCATAAATTTGACTCGTTCATAAAACCGAAAATCCCAGCTAAAATTTTTGTCAACTTTTCTCAGATTCGCCTTTAGGCGAGGAGCGCACGGGTTTTGCGAATTCTCCGCGCACCTTTGCGAGCTGTTCCTCGACGGTGCCGTACTTTTTTCTTGCGGTACCGGTCGAGGACGAGCGTCGAGAAATCTTTTTTCTTCGCAATCGCTTCATAGTATTCATCTTCAATTGTGTCGCGTGCCATCAGGAAGAAGTACTTCACCCAGTCCGTGTTCTCCATGTGCATGATGCGCATACGTGATTGTTCGAATGTAATGTGACTGTGATCCCAGCTGTACAGCACGTAAGTATTCGCTGCTGACAGGTCGAACCCAAGTCCGCTCTTCACCTGTAGCAGGACGAAGTCTACGTCGAACTGACCGTCCCACTCGTGCTGTCCAGAGATTATTTTGTAGGTCCAGCCGAACTCGTCGAACTCCTTAGCGATGGATTCGATTTCGTGCGTGAAGCGACAGCAGATGACGACTTTCTCCTGACCGAAACCTGACAGGAGCCCCATGAGCCTGTCCAGCTTCTCCGTACCGACGGGAAGGACGATGCGTTTGCGTTTTTTCTCACCGGGAATGCGCTCCTGATGCAGGAGATGACCTCCGCACACTTGCTGTAGTTTTTGGATTAGGTGCATGGGCAACGGCACATCAATCGTGATGTCTTCGATGGTGGTTTCTAGATCCTTCCTCAGCTCATCGTAGATGTGACGAGTGTTACGCTTGAGATCGAACTTAACTTTCTTTCTACGCACCTTCACAGGCTGCTTGCCCATGGATTTCCGTGCTTCGTTGAACGTGATGCGGTAACTGTACGTGTGAATCTTCTCCATGATTTCTTCGGTGTATCGGTAGCCGACGATCACAGGATACGTTCGCTTATCACGCCGCTGACGCTCCTCAAAAATAAGGTACTGGTCTTTGAAGTCCCCGTAGGTACCAAAAATCTCATTCTTCCCGATGAAATCGAAGACTGCCCAGTACTGCTCGAAGCCTTCATCAATTGGGGTGCCCGTGAGTGCGAGCTTCCACTGACAACGCTTCGCAAGCGTACGTGCAAACCGAGACTGGGCAGCTCCCGGTTTTTTGATCATGTGTGCTTCGTCAGCGATGATCATCATCGACACACCATCTTTTTGCTACTTCAGTGTTTCGGCGTACCACTCCTTTCGGAGCTGCTTATCCTTGACGGGTTCTTGGTACGTGACGGTGTAGATTTCGCAACCCCAATCGTTGTCAAGGTGCTCTTCAATCTGTTCGTCCCATGTTGCCAGCGCTTTTTTTGGGCACAGGATGACTAACACCTCCGGCTTGTGGTGATCCACCACAGCCAGAGATATTAGACATTTCCCCGTGCGTTGCTCAGGAAAAAAAGCGAAGCCATCGTACGACAGAGCCGCAGCGACAGCTTCACTCTGATACGGACGAAGTTCCGTCCGAATCATTAGGCCTTCTTCAGCTCATTGAGTGGAATTTCCCACTCACCTTCTTCGTCATCGACCACGATTGCCAGCTCGTCCTCGATGCCTTCGATGACACCCTGAATCTCGTCGCCGTCTTCGTCTTCGAATACGACACGAGCGCCGGGGCGCAGAGCCTTTCCGGTTTTCTTCTTAGCTGCTTTCTTTTTGGCAGCTTTCTTCTTCTTCGCCCTTGCAGGGGGAGCCTCGTCTTCTTCCTCTTCAGGTTCTTCTTCTTCTTCGGGCTCCTCTTCCTCCTCTTCAGGTACTTCTCCACCTGCCTCAGCAATATACTGCTCTGCCACGTCTTCGGTGAGGTAGCCAGTTACACGTGGCTGATCTTTCTCTTCGTACTCTTCGTTGACAATCTCCAGACCACAACGCTCGCCGACCAGTGCATCGACATCGAGATCGAACGGACCGTCCGGTGTCTCGAAGCCCAAGCAATCCAGCGCGGTACGGAGTACCCACAGTGACTGCGGTAGCAATACGAAACGGTCGAACACTGTCGAACCTGTGTGGGTCTTCCAGCGCACGACAATCATGTCGTTGGCATTTGAGCTGACCTCTTGTTCAGCACTTAGGATTTCGGCGACGTAGTAACCGTCCGGTGTGGGCATACCACCTCCGGCTTCCACATCGGTGAAGTCAACCGTTATGACATTCTTATTCCTGCCTCCACGTCTTGCTTTCTTTTTTGATGGTGCCTTTCGTCTTTTCTTCGTAGCCATTACCTTGCTCTCCTAGCTTTTCGTCTTGGTTTTTGTTTGCCCGAAGTCAGGTCCCGGATTTTCTTGAACGTCGGGTTGACGATCAGTTCAGGGATAGGACCAGCGGACACCGGTCTGCGAATCTTCGTTGAGTAAAACGCGTGAGGACCGATTCGCATACAGTAGTCCACATGGCGCACTTCTTCTTTGTCTTCTGTCTCCCAGCGTTCTTTAATGAACGTAGACCCGATGGAATCAACTGCACCATCGAGGAAAGCACTCACTGAGGGCATGACGCGTGCCCCTATACTGGGCTCGATTGCTTCTTCT